GATAACCGACCTGCTCGGCCCAGCGGCTGGCGTTAAATTCTGTACTGGCCCAGTAGTAGTCGCCGCTTTCCATAGCAGCCAGTGCCTTCTTGAAACCAAGCAACTTGGTTATGCCAAGATTAAATGCGATGTCGATCATTGCTTCACGCCTGACGCTGTCCAGATTTCTGTACCAGCTAAAGCGATCGGCGAGCTCTTGCTCGACGCGCTTTATGTCGTTTGCAAGCAGCATGTCGATCTCAGAGTCTGTGAGGCCAATGCCGCCGTTTTCGTCAATATTTCTTCCGCAACCTACGGTGATCTTGTTGCTACTGCATCGGTACGCATGGCTCCTCACGCCTTCGTGGCGCTTGAGCATTTTGATCAGTCGCTCGCTCATTTTTCGCTCGCCTTGTGTGACGCACCAAAATAAAAAGCGCTGATGGTGGATAGCACTCCAAAGAGGTTGCCCAGCACCAGCGAAACTATGGTGTCGCTGTTGGCGTCTGGCGGCTGCACCGTGACCATCGTTATGTAGCCGCCAACAAAGAGCACCATCAAAATCGCAATGATTTTTGGCGTCCAATCCCCCGCAAAACTTTTGCGCGCATGCTGCGTGTCGGCCGTCTGTAAGGCGAACACATCAACGTCGAGTTTTTTCATTTGCACGGCAAAGTCGTTATCTGCGCGCTTGATCTCTGCCAGCTGCTCTGGCGTTGCGTTTTGCACTGCCTGCTGCAAAGCCTTTGGCTCTGGCTCGCAATTGAGCACCTTTGCAATAGCTGACGCTGCAGTGCCTGCCAACGGGCCACCGAGTGCTTGCGCCACAGTAGGCGCCAGGCTGCCGATGATTCCTTTGATTGCGTCAAACTTCATTCGTTAGTCCCATGTCTGTGTATTTCTGGGCATTAGCTTCGGGATGCAGTACGCGGTCAAAAATTCTTGTTTTTGCACCCGGCGGTCTCTTACTAAATCTACCTTCCCGCTTTCTATGTACCTGGCGAACGTGTTGCACCTGGTGATGTCGCGATAAAAAAATTGGTCTGCTATCGGCTCGCCGTTAACGATGACGACCAGCAAAAACAGCATCATCGGCTGGTCAGCCAAGACAACAGCAAGCCCAGGGTAATCGGCAAAAGTATGATTACCGTCACTATCACCGCAGCTAGCTGCTTCACGTCTCTCCAAAACTGTTTCTTTGCAGCTGCTCGCCTAGCTAACTCCAGCTGCTTTGCCTTGCGGGCATCTGCCATCGCCCGCATGGCATCGTTGTACAAATCACTGTTGCCGGTCACGGTGAAGAGATCCTTAATCTCTTGCATCGTTTCGTTAATCTGTTTTTTTGCCAAAGCCGCTTTGACAGCATCGGCCTCCGACAATTTTCCTTCGTTCTGCTTGCGGGCTATTTCGACTTCTGCCCCGCCCAGCGTCGAAAGAAATCCGCTTATGCTTTGTATGTCGTTAGTAGTCTCTGCGACCTGCTTAATCGCAGACGTTGCGGCATTTACGCCAGCCACAATTGCTGCGATTTCGCCTACCATGGCTTAGCCTATCGACAATAAAAACGGCACCAAAACCGAGCCGAGCACTAAGGCGTAAAGGCCAAATATCATCCGCTCAAGTTTCTCAAAATTCTTTGCGCCGCTATCAAGGCGGCGCTCGATGTTGCTGAATCGCTCAAGGCACAACGCCTCATGCGCTTCAATGCGAGCCAGCGCTGCTTGCGCTAATTCTTTTTGCGTGGGCCCAGCCACTAGGCTGACTCTTCCTCGGTTTCTTCAACGGCATGCACCAGGTCGTGCAGGTCGGCTTCCCAAGCCTTAATCACGCGCTCGCTCTCGATCAGCTGAATGTGCAAGCCCTGCTGTTGGTCGCGTAATGCGCGAACGCGCTGCACGATAATCTGCGCGTCTGGCTCTAAATCGCTGAACTTAACGTCTGTGTCGCCGATTGTGATGACTGCGTCTTCCATGCTTATTTCCTTATGGTGTATATGCTTTGGCTGCGGTAACAGCACTGTCGATAGCAGAGAAGTCCTCTGAACCCCAGTCACCAAGAGCTTTGCCGTACTCTAGGTATCCAGAGTTACGTAAAATCTTTGCCTGTTTCTCAACATTGGTCAGATCGTTGCCATACTCATTGCTGCTGTCCAAAACGCTTTCGATAACATTTACGCTATCTAGCATGGCTGCATACATCTGGGCTTTTTTTTCGTCGGTACGGGCTAGTGCTTCTTCAGACATGATGTCCTCCTATGATTCGAGCGCGGCTACACGCGC